CTAGCCATATCTACCTCCTTCTAATCTTTCTAGCCAATTCTTTAGCTGTATCATCTACAACTGGGGTTATAAAATCATTAGGAGGGACATAGCCACCATTACGTGTACCGTGGCCTTGTTTGATAAGGATAACAAGAGGAGTACCATCTTTAATGGTTTTAGAATTTGAATAAACAATGTCTAAACCGTTATCACTTTCAGTTACATCCATTTTCCAAGCGGCTGCAGTTTCACCAGTACGCTTAGGTGTGACTTCAACCATTTTATTTAAACCACGTTTACCAACGTCTTTGAAAGTTGAACGCAATTTCGCAGAAGAATAATCATCTAGAATACTCATCAACCCTTTCGATTTACCTCCTCGTGAAGATACTCCGATTTTCATGAGATTACTCCTTCTAGCATAGTTAGCCGTTTGTACCTAGTTCGGCTAAACGTTTTTCATTAAGAGCATGCTGTTGGGCTAATATTTCCCTTTCAGTCATTTTCTTCTTAGGTTTGTTAAATTCTCCAATAACGGCAACTAGTTTCATTAATCTATGAATATTCCACTTATCGCATTCGAATGGGATTCGAGCGTTAGCCATATAAGCATAGATAACTTCGCTAGTCATGATAATTCTCGAGTTATTATCATTATCGTCACTAGAGATTGTAGTAGCTGTAGGTTCGTCTTGCATATATTCAAAAATTTCGAGTATATCCTCTTGAGTTAACGTATTAACATCGAAATTGTCATCTAAGTTCATGAATGATACATAATCAAACATTTCTTCAGCCGTCTTTTCTTTATTAGTAAAAAATGGCTTTTTATATTTAGACTCCCATAAAGCAATGGCATAAAGAGAGTGTTCGAAATGGTATACGACACCCTCTTGACGAACCTTAACAAAACGGTTTTGTTCTTCATCGAAATACTCACCGTGTTCGTGTGGAATCAATTCCAACATACCATTACCTCCACAATCAACTATTTACGTTTGTTATTATGGCGTTGGTTACGTTTTCCACCAGTTGCTAAAGCTTTCATTTGTTGATTAGTTTTAGCATTGGCTGGTTTACCTTCTGCAACGATTGAGCTCCAGAAACTTTGAGCGAAATCTGGTTCTGTAATGAATTTAAGGAATAATTCCCCATATGCTTCAGAAGCAATAAACGCATCACGGAAATCAGCAGATTTAACAAATAGACCATCTGGTGTACGTTGACCAACAGCATCATGAATAATAGATTCAAACAAGTTAAGAATACGATCTGAATCACCACTATCAAGAATTGAATGTACATATTTTTCCCAATCTTGTTCGCCAGAACGAGCCATAATACGAAGGACTTCAGCCTTATTCAAGTGGAAGTAGAAATCGCCTTCAACTTGTTCGTTAGTCATAATGTCAACATATTTAATAGTTTGTTTAATCATTTTGAATTTCTCCTTATTCCTATATACCCTTTTATTATATCTGTCCACGCTAAAACCTAGTGGAACCCACCCCTGTCCCAGATATAATCTAATTAATAAAATTAACCACCGATTCCGCCGAGGATTGTAATCAATTCAGCAGGAGATGGAAGTTTTGGTGCTTTAGACTCTGTACCATAGAGAGTGTTTTCCAAAGTTTTAAGAATCTCTGGATCTGTATCAAGTGATGAAACGATAAGGTGAGCGGATGGTTTTGCACCTGGAACGTCTACTGGAAGAGTTGAGAAGTCCCAAGAGAATTCAATAGCATCTGGTGAGTCGTTAACAGTTTCGTGGTCACGAGAAGTTACACCAGCAGTTGCGTTGTAAACTAGATGGATTTCATATCCATAGTCAGTACCTGCAGTATCATTACCGATAAGAGTACGGTATGAAAGACCAAACGGCGCACGAGCTTGACCAGTTACACGCAAGCCTTTAACAGCACTACCATTTCCACCAAGGATTGCCGCAGATCCATCGCATGCTTCCCATTCACGAGGGTGAGTGTAAGCAGAGATAGAACCTTTGAAGTTTTCTTTGGCAACAAGGTTCAAGTAAATACCGTTATTAGCGTATTTAGCAGTAACGTCACCACCATCAGGTGATTCAGAAATTTTAGTTACACCATTCCATCCAACACCTTCACCATAAACACCAGTTTTAGTGTCTTGAACATAAAGAACAGTACGGTCAACACCAGTTTCATACAGACGTTTAGATGTTTCATCCCAAATAATTGCTTTTGATTGAGTTGATTCAGGCATAGTTTATACTCCTTTTATTTAATAATATATCCGGTAATACTCGTGATAAATACCGTCAGCCCTAGAATTGTTATTGTGCCTGCAATACTGGAACAAATTAAACATTGAATCCTCAACAGAAATGGGTCTCTTCGACATATATGTTATAGTATACGAATGTTTAGTATTATACACACGGTTGTTAGAGTGTGTAGTATCTGTGTAAGTATCACTGACAACAATACAAGGATAGGAAATCGAGTCTTTATCACCAGGTTGATAATAAACATTACCGGTTATAGTTTTTAACTTATTGATTAAAGATTCTAGCGAGCCTGCCATATGTTATCCCTTCACAATATTTAAATCGTCTTCTGTAATTTTAGCAATATCGCCAAGAATGGAAGACATTCGAGGAGGATAAGGGTCTGTTGACGCTACATCATATAAATCCCCATCATACTCTATATATTGTATACGCTTCGCAGTAGCTGGCGTACAGTTTGACATAACGTATGACATCTTCGTTCTAGATGACGATTGAAAATTAACAGAAGAACTATTAGTAAGAGTAACGTTGAGATTACTCATTGTCGCTCTTACTTTTTCTTTCTTAGTATACGTATATTCATAAGTTCCTGGGAATACTTCCTCAGGTTTCTTAGAACGAATATACACAGAAATTATAGTTCTCATATTAGTTCACCATTTTGAAAATTAGTTTTCAGGTTCAGGTTGTGTTCCGCCAGATGTTGCTCCTGATGCTGCAGCTTTCTTAGAAGCAGTATCTGTAGAAGCATAACGAGGTCCTGGAACTGTACCTTCAGCAGATGAGTCTGTTACGAATCCTGGAGCGTCTTTAACACCAGTTGTACCGAATTTAAGTGCGTTTTCACCTACAGTGTTTGTAGCTGGGTTAGATACTGTAACTGCAATGAACGATTTAGGAGCTTGGATAGCACCTGAAAGACGTACTTCAGTAAGATATTTTTGTTGGTTAAAGTCCATATCGAATTGTTCGAATGTAGCTACTTGACCACCTTTAGAAGTACCAAATGTATAGTCACCCAAGTTACCGATTACGAAAGTACCTTGTGGAAGTGGGTAGTAAGGAACCACTTCTTTACATCCGAAGTAAGCAGCAATTGCACCATCAGTTGGAATACGGTTTACATCACCAGTAGCGTTGTACAAGTAGTGACCATCTTTATCTTTAAGGATTTTGATTTTAGCAAGGTCAAATGGGTTGATGAACAATGCTGGTTCACCAGAACCTTGGTAAGCAGGGTAGATAGTTTGAACATCATCTACAGCAGTTTCCCAGCTAGGTGTTGTGACTTTAATTGTGTAAAGATCGTCGTCAGTAAGGATTGGACGTACGTGTTCTTCATCGATGTGTTCAGGGTTACGATTACCGTCGACACGAGATGGACGACCGTCACCCATGAATGCTGCACGAACAAGTTCTTCCAAGAGTTTGATACGTTGAGTTTCTTTCATGAATGCTACAACGTCAATACCATTTTCTTCGATATCAATGAGGTCATCACGGTCAATACGAGTTTTACGTGTAACAGTGTGAGGTGTAGTTTCACGATAGAATACTTTTTCAATAGATTCAAGTTTTTGGTTACCTTTGATATAACCGCGAGCACGAGCTTCATCATCAGTAATATCAGCATAGATATTTTTGATACGGCTCAAAGGTGATTTACCGAACATACCCATAATTTTTTCAACGTTACGAGCGGCAGGGTTGTAAACTTGAACACCTTTTTGCAATGTAGATTGTGGGAAGAGCACATCAATATTTTGAATACCGTGTTGAATTGATACAGCATCTTCGTAATCAAGACCATTGTCGATCAAGTAACCTGCAAGTGAGCTAGCACGAGATTCAATAGCAGAATGAATCAATTCGTTAACAGCACCAGTAAATTCGATATCTTCAGCTTGTTGGAATGCGTTATGTTTCATCTCGAAAAATTCTCCTTCATTATCATAAAATGCGTTATGTGCTACAGATGAGTCTCCACCTTCGGCACCTTCACCTGAATCATCACCATCTGAATCATATGAATCATCATCGGCTTCATCATAGCCATAATCATCATCATAGTCATCTTCATCAGCTTCTTCGCCAAGAGCTACAGCTTCATCAATTACAGCTCCGATAGCTTCAACTTGTTCATCTGTCAAAGTTTCAAGAACTTCTTCATCTTCTTCTGAAAGCCCTTCGAAACCTTTATCGAATCCTTTAACGACTACTTCAACTTGGTCGTCATTAAGTGATCCAATAGCATCACCTACAGTTTTATTCATGTTAGTTTCTCCTTCTTTGTCGGAATGTTGTAAAATTGCATCTTCAAGACCAGTGTAGATAATTGCTTTAGATTCATCAATGATATCTTCACCATCTAGCGCGGAATGCATCATACGATGTTCGATTAGAGCACCTTTATTAGCACCTTTAAGAACTAAACTAACTTCGTAGATTTCACCATGCGTAACAATATTACCTGATTTTTGAATACGGTGAGCACCAATAGACATAGCCCAGATGTCACCATGTTTAATTAATTCTTTTGCGTCACGGCCATGTTCAGTATCGTTAAGATACCCATAACCGTAAACGCCTTCGCTGTTATTATGTAGCAAAATATGTCCAATAACATTAGAAGCGGAATCATATTTATGATTCCATACCAACGGAACTTTTGTGCCATTATTTTTAGCAAAAGCATTCTGTTGAATAACAACTCCATCAGAACATTGAATATTATTTTTGGTCACATAACCAGCGAAGTCATAGTTCTTTTCAGTTTTCATTAGTAAACTAATCCTCCATTATATTAAATAAGATTACCATTTTCATCTACAGGTTGCCCCTGAGCATTTATATAACTGCCATCGGGGTTCTCGTAAATAGTTCCTTGCGCATCCATTTGTCCGGGTGTATTAATACCACCATTTTGATTGTTATCCGCAATATTACGATTATACAATTCATTTGCAAGTGGATCAGGGTGAGGAGCCATACCAATAAATGCACGAATTTCATTTGGAGTCATCAATGCGTTACGAGAGAACAAATCGGCGGATCCTGCTAATTGTTCAATTGGTAATAGACGGAATGGGTCACGATAGAATTTATACACATGCCCTTGGCTACGAGCAGTTTTAGTCAAGAATGACATATTAAATGCATCCGTGATTGCCTGTAAGCAAGGGTCGATAGCTCGAGCGTTATAAAGGTTAATCTCTTGTGATGTAGCTTCTCCATTTAGTATTTTCTCAGTAATACCGATTTCATTATAGAAATCTTTTTTAAGAGTCATAACTTCATCAAGAAGATTATTTTGAATTCCACCACCTGCAGAAATATATTCTTCCTTGTTTTCAAGAAAGGCTAAGCCGTGCTTAGAACTTGACATCTCTTTTTCAAGAGCTTCAATACGTGCTTGAGCTTCTGCATTACGATATGAAGTACCTGTACGATAAGGCAAACGAATGAATCCGTTAATTTTACCCAAAGAGGCATTATTATCTTGATTCATCATCAATCGCACTTTAGAATTAAGCATATTTAGTGTGTAATTACTATCTTTAAACACCGATAAAAATGGTGATTCTATAATTGCCACTCGACTCTTTTCAATGGTAATAGACTGTTCAGTTCCGGTATGCTCATTGTAACAACGGACCCTGACTGCACTTGGAAACCATTGCTCAATCTTACCTACACGAATAGATAGAATATCGCCTGTGCGAGTATCAATATCAATAGGAACAGCAGCTACTACACCTTCATCAAGCATAGACCAAATTAAATCGAATAGAAATGCTCTACCAGTTTGGTCAATATTTGCTTGAATAGTCATGCGGTTATAGAATTCATCTTTAATAGTTTTTTGGTTACCACTATCATCCACGATTTTCATATGTTTGAAATCAACCATAGAAGCATCAATAGCAATGCGGTTGATAACAGACTTGATAACGTCTGCCTTATGAAAAGCACTACCTGAGAGATAGTGGGGTGAATGATAGGTTGACGACCACGAATAATTAGAATCATTATTCATTTTGAAATTGGAGTCTAGACTATTATTATGCTGAGTGAATGAATTTATTGAATGTAAAATATCACTACTCATCAGTAAAAGACCTCCTTATTTCTTGTAAAGGCAACCCAAGCATCCATCATAGCAGAAACGTTATCGATTTTTTCATCGCGACGTTCTTTAGATAGTTTGTAGTTACCGTTATTATCTTGAATTACGATACAGTTACCCATAGCGTATTTCATNAGTTCTTCATCGAAGATTAACTGCCTTGCGGCTGCTAGGTTCTTCAANTCACCTAAAGGTACAGATTCGGTACGTGCACCTTGTCGTACTACTTCGGAACCGAAATCACCNTTTTCCGTATTCCAGCGTTCCATGAATGGAGCAGCATTATATGGGTCATACCCAAAAGTTAAAATAGCCCAATCATGTTGATTGATATAATTATTTACATCTTCGTAAATTTCCACCCAATCAAGAACAGTTCCTCTGAGAACTATCAAGTTTCCTTCTTGAATAAGTTCATCATATTTATTACGGAGGGCGGGTGTGAGTTTAGCAAATTTAACTTCGGAAATATATGCGCGAGTCTTAATACCATATCTTTCTCCTCCTAGAGGGAATATCCAAGTAAATGCCCAGAAGTCGTCACCTTGTGAGGCATCCATACCCATAGCACATGGCAAATGGTCAAAGTTTTGTCTAGGGTGTAANAACGTTTCTTCGTAAGTAAAGAAGAACGTGTAACCTTCNACAGGTATACCAAAACGTTTTGCTAAGATATCNTTTCGCTGAGCAGGGTTNGCTTCAGCACGTTTTACATCACGCATATATGTATCGTATGATACGGTTACTCCAATATTAGGAGAAGCTTTCATCCACATTTCAGGTTTTCCAACCTCTGAGATATCATCTAGTCTATAATACCAGATTGAAGTATGCGGGTCATCGAATTCACCTCGTAAGATTTTTAGTAATTCCATTTTGATAGAATCACCAACCTTATCACGTACGGTACCTTCTGATGTTACGGCTAGCACCACATAGTCGTCAACACCACCTTTAGCGGCTGATTGTTCGAGTGCACCGATTACATCTTCTTTGATATCACCTGACAGCCATTCGTCGACTGTATTGTATTTTGAACGTGAACCTTGAAGAGAGTCTCGTCTCATAGGTCGAACTTCTAGAAGAGAATTTGTTAATTTATTCTCAATACCTTTTTTGGTTGATTGAAGTTTTTGAGAAGTTTCGTAAGAACGAGACATCTTGCTACCTGAAGTAAGTACTTTAAATAAAGGACCATGGGCACGAGAGATTGCAGTAGCAAATGGGTCCATAACCTCATAAGCTTGACGCATTGTAGGAGCTGTAGTAATCTGTTGTGTAGTTGACGTATCTACAACAAGACCGTATGCTTGAATAGTTGTCTCATACAGTGATTTTGAATTACCACGAGCGATGATTAAGAATTGTCGATTACGAAGACGTTTCTTCTTACGACGAATAATTCGTTGTCCTGTTTTTGGGTCAATGGTTTCCTCATCTGAGTAATAGTACCATGCTAATAAATCCTCTGCCCATAATTTGAAAGTCGGCAATAATGTCAATCTTTCACCATCGGTCAGAGTCAATTCGTTTTCACAAAACTCNACATAACCTGAAATGGCATCGGGATCGTAGTAATAATTAGGATTAGCAATATCGGCATCTATCCTATTCATTTGCATAGATATTTCTCTATTAACAGGAATCTCCCCATTTAATACAGCCTCACGAAAAGCCCCATATTCTTTTGGTATAGCAGTATTGCTAAGATTTGACATATATCAACCTCTACTATCTACCTGTGATACGATATTGTTGAATACGATCACGACTAGCATTTAGTCGAGCTCTAGCGCTTTTTGAAAGTCCAGAACTTGAACGTTTTGAACGTTTAGTAGTTTTCTTACGTTTACGTGGGCTAATAGTAAGGGTTCCTTTTCCACTTGCATCTTCGTAAATAGTACTATTACCTTTTCTTGTAATAAAGCTATCAGTAGTTGAATCGTAGTTTCCAGCAAGACGACGACGTTGCATACGTTCACGCATATCATTTAGTTGAGCTTGAGTACGTTTAGGTACTTTTGGTGTTTTATAGGTTTTTGAAGTTTTACCTGTAATACGTTGCTCTTGAATTCTATCACGGCTAGCGTTTAGTTTAGCTTGAGTGCGTTTAGCAGAAGTTGGAGCTTTACCAGTGATACGTTGTTCTTGGATGTGATCACGACTAGCGTTTAGTCGAGCTTGCGCACTCTTTGTAAGTCCACTACCTGAACGTTTAGTAGTTTTCTTATGTTTAGTAGTGCTTGAAGATTTACCTGTAATACGTTGCTCTTGAATTCTATCACGGCTAGCGTTTAGTTTAGCTTGAGTACGTTTAGCAGACATTGGTGCTTTACCAGTAATACGTTGTTCTTGAATACGATCACGGCTAGCATTTAGTTTAGCTTGAGTACGTTTAGATACTTTTGGTGCTTTTACGACTTTTGAACGTGTAACGCTATTTGTGCCATGACCTGTGATACGGTATTCTTGAATACGTTCACGCGCAGCGTTCGCTTTCTTATAAACAACATTTGCAAAGCGTTTAGTTGCTTTACCAGCAGTATTGTAAATGAAGCGCCCACTACTATTATAGAGATTAGCGAACATCTCACTTACTTTTCGTCCAGCCCTACGTGCTTCACGCACACGTTGTTTTGCTTCTTCAGACCATGCACGATGAAGTAATACATCTTCAGTGTTATCAATGGCGTGAAGAAGAATATCTTTTTCTTCTTGTAGCATAGTAACCCCTTTATTTAAAAATTATTTACCGCCATTCATTTGGCGATAATATTGATTGTACATTCCAGCTCCTTTACGAGCGGCTTTAACAATCTTACGAGCAGCTTTAGCACCTGCTTTAGCGTTCTTATAACGCTCTTTAGCTTCAGCGGTAGCGGTTTCGATATCTTCAAAGTAATCCGATTGTTTAGGATTTTTGATTAGTTTCTCTAATTCCACACTACCTGCTAGACCTGCAAGAGCCGCGATACGTTTAGCGTTCTTTTGACGTTTAGCTTTAGCTTCAGCGGCAGCCTTAGCTTTTCGACTATTCTCTTTAGCATACACAAGTTGTTCAAGTTCTTGCTCTGCTTTAATTCGACTGATTTGTTCTCGAATAGCTTGAGTAGACATCTTATCACGATGCTTGTACATATCGATATAGCTTTGTTCACGGTCATGTTCGTTTACTTCGCTAAGTTTCTTTTTAAGCTTTTCGCTCTGGGCAGCGACTTCGTCTTCTGTTAATTCTTTGGTNTTCTTTTTACCTTTACTTAGCAGATTCTTTAGCTTACCAATTCCACCCTTTGATTTTGATTTTCTTAACGAACTACCATCAAAGCGATCATCTTGATAAGGCCTAGCTCCCGACCCTAAAGGGTACCGACCTGAGCGACCTTTAACACCTGATTGCAGGAGTGCTAATTTTAAGTTTTCACTCATATGGAAATTCTCCTTCCATCCGAGCACGCCATAGGGCTTCGTCAGCAGACTCTTCAAATAATTTTTGGACATTTGATTGGGGTGTATCGAACTCTAGCTGTGCACGAAGAAATACATACATTTTAGCAGGAGCTCTATTGCCTTTAAAATCAGAACCAAAAAAGTCATCCCAATCCAAACTATCATTCTCAAATAAATCGATATGATGGCCGACTGAATTTTGAACAAGAGTCGACAATGAATTATTAATAGAAAGTATTAGCGTTTGTTTATACGCATCGTCTTCTAAAATTTCCTGTGATGTGCTTGGAATATAATCAATAGTGTCTGATAATATACTCATAGTTATTCTCCTTTACCATAATGTAGTATCTCCAGGTTTTCGTTCAACATATGTTGACTCATTTTTAGGAGCGTAATGAATAAGGTTGTGAGTATTTACAGAGACAGAAATAAGATTTTCTAGGTCGAATAATTTAGGACTCCCGTTAAGGATATCCTCTTCTGTTAATGGGTTGATATGATGAACGATTACCAATCCGTTAATTGGAAGACCCTTCACTCCAAGTTCATTACCGCGATCTCGTACAATAGCTTGCTTTCTTGCGTCTAACCATAGTGGGTCGTGATAGAATCCATTAGACATATGTCTAGGAGACCCATATTCGCAATCAAACAATTTTAAGTATTCTAACCTAGAATAGTAGTCATCAAACTTCATCATTTGTGAATAAGTTTTTGTATACCCACTCATTCTTCATTTTCATCAGGATCCTTACCTGCATACCCAGCGAACATTCGCATAGCTTCTTCGTAAAGCTCATTACCAAGTCGCTCAGAATTGATAGCTTCTGTTTTGGCTGCGAGTAACTGATTCTGTAGTTCGAGATTCTTCATTTCCATCTTTTCTTTTGGTGATGAACGTTTTAACCAAAATACGATTTCAGCAGAAGATGCAGTTCCGTCCCGTAGACGTTGCTCGGAGAGTTCCATTGCAAGTGCTTGCATATACTCATCACGAGCTCGAGGGTCACGAGGTTTTGGCATAGCTTCGATTAGCTCACCTTCAAGTGGTTCTTCTCGTTTCATTAATTCAGACATATTATCGTTCACCATAGATAATTATTCTGTTTTTGATTTCTTAACAGGTTTTACTTCTTCGACCAAGTAAGGTTCATTAAGAATGTAACCTGTTACACCATCAGGAAGTGTTGTACGAATCCAGCTAAGGCCTTCTGGGTTGTAGCCTTTGAATTCAGTGCCAACAGGATAAACTTCCAATACAGGAGCGTTTAGAGTGTCTGCTGAGCGTACATTAAGTCCGCCTTTCACAACTACTCGGTATGTAGTAAGATTATTATCCATGATTCTCTCCTTTCGTTATTATTTTAAGTGACTTAGCTATGGTTTCTAAGCCACTATAGACTAGTATTAGATAGGTTTACGGTTAGTTTTGTTAGGAATTAGGAGACCTAGTGCCACGTTTTATTTATTTCATTAAGGAGGTAACGTAAACGAATCGTCGAAATATTTTCACGTTGAAATTAGAAAGGTATTTATCATGTTTTAGAAAGGGTTGGAGATTACCGTACCCTTCTAATACTAGCCTGTAGTGACCTAGAAACCCAAAAGCCATTTTGAAAATTTCCCATCGGGGATTTTTTGAGTA